GAACTCGTCCCACGCATCGGGCGGCGTGAACTCGACATCGGCCGTCGACGCGGTCGCGGTGGTCACGACGGAGATCGCGACCCGGCGCCGGTAGGAGCTCGAGCGGTACGCCATGTCAGAGCCTCCCCGGGTTGCCGTCAACCGTCATGGATGCCTCGATCGCCACATAGCCCCAGCCGGCCATATGGGCACCGTCCAGCAGCTCGGAGTCTAGCACGGCCGCAGACACCTGGACGTCGCGGGCGCGGAGAGCGATGGCATGGGTGCCGCGAGCCGTCACCAGGGCACCGTGCAGCGCGGCGAGCAGGTCGGCGCGCAGCTCCATCCCAGCCTGCAGGCGTCCGCCCGGGTCGGCGGGGCTCGGCGCCCACCCCTGGATCAGCACCGTCAGGCGATAGCTCCAGTGGTAGACGTCCACGGCGGCCGTGGTCGACACGTCCCCACCCGACACGGTCACGTATGCGCCATCGATCGGCGGGTCCCATCGCTCTCCGAGCTGCACACGCCCCGTAACGCTCAGGTCGTAGTGGGTGCCGTTGACCGCGCACGCGGCGGCGATCTCGGCGAGGAGGTCGTGGGTGCTGGCGCTCACGGGGCGATCCGATCGGTGGCGAGCATGGAGCGCACGATCGACGCCCGCACGCTCGAGGTCAGGTCGGGCCCGGCGGCCTCGACGGCACGGGTAGCCCACCCCTGCCCATCCTGCCGCACGTAGCGCCGGCGAGCGAAGCGGAGCACGAGCTGCCGTCCCACGCGGGTCGCGAGGAAGCGGCGGCCGTCGCGGGCGCGGATCTCGAACAGGCCTGGGATGTCCCGCGCCTCCCGGCGGGTGCCCGTCGAGTCCCAATAGCGCCGCTCAACGCCGATGGGGACCGACATCAGTGGCCGCCCTCGCAAGAGCCCGCCGTCCTGCTGCATGCCCGCTGCGGGGTCGTCGCTGTGGATCGCCAGCTCGACCTTGTCGCCAACCCGTCTGTCGCGGATGCTCAGCGAGCGTCGCAGGGCGCCGGTGTGCTTCGGCGCCTCGGCGATGGCTGCCCGCAGCATGGCGGGGATGCTGCGGCGGGCACCGTCGGCGATGTCGTCACCGATGCGTGCGTACGCGGACGAGTGCCGCCGCGCCCATGCGCCGAGGTCGTCGGTCTGGATGCGCTTCACGGCTCGGCCTCATCCGACACGGTCGGCGGCTCCACGGGCCCCGCAGAAGCCTCCAGGGCCGAGCGGCGGTCGAGGATGGCCCGAAGCGCTACCCCGTCGCCACGACGCACGCAGCGGCGCCACAGGGCATCCAGGGCCCCGTCATGGAGCCCGGCGCGGATCTCGGCCGGCAGGTCAGCCGACATGGGCCCGCCAGCGCCACACAGGCGACAGGGCTGCGAGCTCCTGCACGAGCTGGGGTACAGCGGTGAGGGCATCACGCTGCACAGAGCCATCCCGACCCGACGCAGACGGCACACCCTGGCCAGGGCGCAGCACACGCCAGCGATGCACAAGCTGAGCGACAACGGCGGCCTCCACCTCGGCGGGGGCCTCACCGGCAGCCCACCCGGCCTCACAGACGACCTTGAGGGCGCGAGGGGCCAGCGTCCATGCGCCGCCGTCGGTGCGCCAGAGGCCGTCGCGGGTGACGGTGTAGTCGCTAGAGCTGACCAGCGAACCAGAGCCGTACACATACGATGTGTCACTATGCACGGTGGTCACGGTGCTCGGCTCGAAGGGCAGCGGCAACAGCCGGGGCTCCGAGCGCGACGTCGACGGGTACAGAGTGAAGGTGCCGGCCCCGAAGCCTCGCACGCCGTCGTCGTCCGACGGCCACCCACACAGGGCGGCGACCTGGGCCTCAGCGGCGGCGAGCTCCACGGTGAGTTGGGCATCCGACGCAGTACCGGACAACCCAGCCAGGGCGGCCTTGGCGCGTGCAAGCTCGACCGCGAGGGCCATCAGCGACCCCGCAGCAGCGCAAGCCGCGCCGTGGTGGCATTTCGCACGGTCACGATCTCCTGCGACCGTGCGATGTGGTCTAGCATCTCCAGGTCCTGGTCATGCTGGCCGGCCTCGATCTCGGCAGCAGCGACGTCAGCGTCGGCCAGGATGACCCACAGATTCACGCCAGACCGGCGCTGCGGGGGCAGGGTCGGGGGCGATGTGGTCGGGATCACCGCAGTCTGACGCTGACGCCGCCCCATCAGGCCACCCGCCGCAGGGTGAGGGCCAGGGTACCAGCGACAGCCACGCCAGAGGCCGCGTAGGTCTTGGCAAGCTGCACGATCTGGCCCGCCTCGATCTTCGGGGCGGTCAGGGTGAAGGCGAAGCCGGTGTCGTTGAGGATGTCGACGCTCGCGGTCGTGCGGGCGGTGGCGATGGCCGCGAAGGCCCCACCGGCGCCGTCGTTGGCCTCGAGGGTCAGCGTGGCGTAGTTGGTGCCGTTCGCGGTGACGTCGGCATCCGGCACGAACGTGGCGGACTCGATCACACAGTTGTGCGGGACGATGGCCGCGACGTCCTTGTCGGCGCCGGCGGACTGCGTCGGGAGGTACAGGGAGAGTACGTAGGTCATGGGTTCGTCCTCGATCAGAGCTTGAAGCCGAAGTGGACGTTCTTCGCCGACGCGCCGTCGATGGTGCGGAAGACGAGACGATCCGTGACAGTCAGGAAGCCAGCGCCCTTGCTCGGGCTCTGCTCCAGGTACATCCGCAGGCCAGCGCGGCGCCGGATCTCGAAGCGGGAGCGATCGAACACGAGCCGCCCGCCGTAGGACCCGGAACCGGTGTAGAGGCCGGTGCTCGCGAGGTCGTCGGTCATGAAGCCAGAGCGAATGACGGGATGGCCGCCGAGCTCGGCGATCTGGCCGGTGAGGATGGTAGCGCCCATCCCGCGCTTGTCGAAGGTGATCAGGTTCGTATCCTTGATCAGAGTGCCGAGGTAGTACTTGTTCGACGGCACGAAGACCAGATCGCCGAAGGCGTGCGGGGCGTCGAGGGTGGCGACGTCACCGGCGAGGTAGTCGGCGGCCGTGGTGGCGCCAGACTTGTCGTTGGTGTTCGACACGTCGAAGGCGCGGGCGCGGAGGCCGATCCACGCGGTGCGGTGGTCGTTGGCGGCGCCGAGGTCCTGCCACCGGCCGGCGGCGTTCCAGGTCGCGATCGCATCCTGGTGGGTCGCGGCGGTGTCGCCGTTGATGATGGCGTCTTCAACAGCCGCGTTCCGCGCACCGGCGGCCACCATGGTGAACACCGGCATCCACTCGATCACAGCGTCCTCGGCGGCGTCCATGTCGTACACGATCGTCGCCTGAATGGTCTTCGCCTCGTAGGTCCGGTTCTCCATCTTCACCGAGGAGGTCCGGCCACGGGCGGGATCCTCTACAGTGATAGCAGAGCGCACGAAGAACTGCACGGAGTCCAGCGCCACGAAGGGGTTGCGGTGGGAGCCGCCGGCGGGGATGTCGCGGGAGGCGAAGATGCCTTCGAGGCCACGGGTCTGCTCGGCGGCCATCTGCACTTCCGGCAGGGTGACCTCGGGGAGAACCTCCTCACCGTAGCCGGTGACGTCGGAGAAGACCTTGCCGATCACGCCGGGACCGCGCGCCATGTGCCGCAGGAAGCGGTCGCGGGCGTGGCCCGTGCGCCGGAAGTCGCTCGAGCTGCGGGCCATGTGATTCACCACAGACAGAGTCTGGGCGAGGCTCTGGGCCTTCGCGTGCCACTCGGAGGTGGGCGCGGAGTCCAGCAGGCCAGGGATAAACTCGCCGTCGGCGGTGGTCATCCCGTACATACGAACCGCGTGTTCCACGTCCTTCGACGCAGCGACGGGGGCGCGGCTCGAGATGCCGCCACGGGTCGCGATGGACCCGCTCTCAACGGTCTTGACCGGCACGACGAAGTCGCGCAGGGTGCGGCGCTCGTCGTCGTCGATGGGGGCCATGGCCTCGGCGGCCTTGCGGGCCTCGAGGGCCTTGAGCTTCTCGGTCAGGTCGACGTTGGCACGCTCGATGAGCGCCATCTGATCGGCCTGGGTCTGGATGGTCTGCGCGGCGGCGAGGAAGTCGGCGTGGAAATCATCCAGAGCCTTCTGCTCGCTCCAATCGGGCTTGCTCATTGTGCCTCCTTTCGGGGCTGGATCCACGGGATCCGGGTGGTCGCCTCCCCTGCGGGGGCTTGTGGACTGTACGGGGTGCCCAGCGCGACGGATCGCACCATGGCGAGGGCTGCGGGTCGAGCCTGCAGCAAGTCGGCGATGAGGGCGCGCAGCTCCCGAGGGGCTGCCTCGGCGAGGTAGCGGCGCACCTGCTCGGCGGGGTCCTCGACCTCCTCGGCGAATGCCTTCACCTGGAGGGCTTTCGCGTTGGCAGGAACCGCCACAGACGACACCTCGAGGAGTTCGTTGAACCTGAACAGTACGCCAGCCTGCCACCGGGGCACATCGCCGGACACCTTGCGCGGGTCGTCGTCGGGGAGGTCGGCGCGCGGGATGACCTTGCCGGGCCGGAATCCGACACTCACCGCAGAGCGCATGCCGGATCTGTGCTGATGCGCGACGAGCTGCCCGATCGGGTTGACGTCGGCGTCGTCCCACTTGACCGCCAGCATGAGCCCGACTTCCTTGTCAACCGTCGCGGTTCCACGACCGACCACGGGCACCATGTGCTCGTGCAGGATGACCGGGTTCGCGCGCCAGTTGCCCAGGCGCCAGGACTGCTCGACCACGTCGCCCATGCGGTCGACGTCGCCGGTGGAGGCCACGAAGCGCGACACCCCGTCGCCGTCGGTGCCGTCGGCGCGGGCGATCCATCCCGCACAGTCGTCTCGCACCTGATAGGCGCGCTGGACGTCCTCGGGAGTGTCGTCGTGGTCGTGGTCGTTCATTGGGCCTCCAAGACGCCCGCCAGCATGGCGGCGTGGTCTGTGCCGAATGCCGGCAGGGTAGCACATCCGCCGTCGAGTGCGCCCGCATCCATCGCCACGGCAACAGCATCTAGCACAGTCTCGGCGACGTCGTCGGCAATCGGCGCCAGGGGGCCCGAGCGAAGGCGCTGGGCGAGCACGCGAGCCGTTAGCGGCTCCACCGCCATGCCGGGGTCCTCGCCTGCCAGGATGGAATCGAGCCACGTGGCGGCGTCGGCCAGGGCGCGGGCAACCTCCACCTGCACAGACTGTGCCTGTGGCGTGTCGACCTGCAGGGACGGGTCGGCGGGGACGCGGGGCTTGTCGACGCGTGGGGCCGCCCCCTTCGTCAGCGGTGGCGCCTCGAAACGCTCGTAGATGGCCGCCTCAAACGGGTCGGCGCCGAGCTGCATCCAGACGACGCAGCGGTTGAGCCGCTCCGTGTAGCTTGTCTGTAGCGCTTCAACGGCTTCGAATGAATGCCGCACAGTCACGCCGGGCTCGCCGACCAGCTCGGTCAGCTCCTCGTCGATGAGGGCCGCGAGCGACTGGAGGTTTTCCCAGTACTGCCGCATTTCCTGCTTGGCTGCGCCGTAGTTGGCGGATGGGTCCTGGCGACGCACCGGCGGGACGCCGAGCACCGCGCCGCACTCGACTCGCGCACGGTCGTCGAGGGCGACAAACTCCGTGTCCCGGGCGAGCAGAGAGAGGGGCTGCACGACGAGCTCGGAGCCGTGGACGAGCTGCCCGCCGCCCTGCTTGCGAACGTCCTCGAGGGCCCGCGATAGCTCCTCGGCCTGCGGCTTGCTGAGGGGCAGCTTGGAACTGACCAGCATCTCCAGCCGTCCGCGCTCGCTGGCCTTCCTCGCCTGCCCACGGGCCGCGAGGCTGGCACGGATGCCGGCGTCCAGGGGGCGGATGGGGGACTCGCCGAGCTTCGCCGCTGCCCCGGGGCGCCAACTGATGTCGGCGACGTGCCACACGTCCGCCGTCTCGTGGCGCCGGCCGGTGGCATCGGTCCAGTACTGGATGTCGCCGACTTCCGAGACGGTCGCCTCCCAGCCTTCCGGGTGCTGCCGACGGAGCCGCACCGGGCGGCCTCGACTGTCGCGAGTGATGAGCGCGAAGGCGTTGCCGGTGCCTCGCAGGTCGGCCACGATCTGACGTCGCCACCGGACCCCGCCCCAATCGGGCTCGGGGCGCCGCAAGAGCGTATGCAACCAGTGTGCATCGTCGGGCCTGCCGTCGCGGAGGACGCGGATCGGCACCTGCGACAGATTCGCGGCAACCGCCTCGATTCCCACGCGGGCCCACGGGTAGCCGGCCACGGAGGAGAGGGCGTGCTCGGCGCTGTACTCCGCACGGGCGGACGTCTGCTGCACGCCGGCAACGGTGATCATCGGCGGCGGGGAGAAGTACCGCGTCACGGACGCGATCATCGACTCGGTCATCGTGCGGAGTGCGGTGAGCATGGCACACGCTACCACGCTCCCGCACATCCTGCACAGTCGTGCCTACAGCTGGACCCTCAGCGCGTCGGCAATCCACAGCGCATCGGCCTCGTCGTCCGTGTCGCATGTGACGCCCCATCGGCCCGTGGCAGCCGCCCGCATCGCGCCCTTCGATGCGGCGCCGTGGCCGGTCGCGTGGAGCTTGACGCTGCCGACGGGCAACCCGGTGTAGGGGACCCCTCGCTCCTCGCACACCGCCTGCACAGTCGCCACGAGGCCCCCGTACACGTGCGCGGCGGACGTGCCCGCATGCCGCCGGACCAGCTCGTACCCCACCGTCGCCCGGGGGTAGCAGTCGAGGAGGTCGCACAGGTGCCGACGGGCCCGCAGGTAGCGCATGCCGCCCCCCTCGTGCGAGCGGCTCCGCAGGTCCCACGCGCCCGAGTCGAGCCGGGCCCCGTGCTCGTCGAGGACAGCCCAGCCGCAGGAGGTGCCGGGGTCGATGCCGATGTGCTCGCTCATAGCAG